AACCTCAACAACCGAACCACCAAAAATAGGTACAAATGCAGCTGTTGAATCTTGCAATTCGATTAAAAGTGGATCATTGATTTGAATTGGCACATTAGATTGATCAAGATTAATAATTTCGAGATTGGTGTATCCAGCCTGTGCTTGCTCATAAATGTTTGTGCGACCGCTAGTAATTGTTAGATTGGCCAAAATAGCGGTTTGATACTCAACACCGCCAATTGTCACGCGCCAAATTGGGTTGAATTGTGTCATGCTATTTGGAGCGCGGTTGCACCGCCCGTGCCTCGGTAAAATGAATTATTAAGAGTATCAACCAATACACGAGCTGTGCCTTCTGGATCGGTTGTAATCCCATTAAAATTAACTGTCACGCTTGGTTTTGCTGAGGCTGACAGAATTCCAGCTATTGTGTTTGTGTTCACTCCAGATGTACCAAATGCAAATGGTTGATTTGAAGCTGACATAACTCCGGCCAATGTTGTTGTGCCGCTTGTAAAATTGTCAAAAGCTCCAGCAACATCATCGACAACCTTTGTCACTTTCTTGGCCACAGCTGCAATCGATCCGCTGCCGCCTGTGCTGCCGCCTGTGCTGCCGCCTCCAGTCACACCGCCACCGGTTGTGCCGCCTGTTGATCCACCACCGGTAATCCCACCGCCTGTTGAAAGCGTTGAACCTGTGCTAAGTTGGAAATTGCCCAATGCTCCGGTTGCCGTGCTCCCACCGCTTGATCCAATTTTACTAACATACGGAATGTCCTTGCCCGGATTAAGAATGTTCAAACCGCGAATTCCAACATTTATAAAATCAATTGCCGTGTTGATTAAGCCTTTTAGTGATCCCAAAACATTTGCCATAACATTGAGCACAACGCTGGCCACATCACCTATTACGCTGAAAGCTTTACCAATTACGCTGCCAATAATGGGAGCTGCCGATTTGATCAGATCAAAAAAGGCTTGAAATTCGTCTTTGTTTTCAACGACTGTTTTTTTGATTTTGTCAAAAGCCGATTTAAAGCCTTCAAAAATAGGTTGCACAAAACTTTTGATTGAATCTGCCAAGCTTTTTAATGTGCCACCAATTCCATCTGATTTCTCACCAAAAGCATCGGCAACCTGTTGCACAATTGGGATAACCTTTTCTGAAAACAAAGTAGCCAATTCCAAAACGATCGGCAAAAGTGCCTGACCAATAGTGGTTTTGGCGTTTTCCAATTGAGCTGTGAGTATGCGTGTTTTGTTGGCTAGGCCATCGCTGGTGCGTTCAAAATCGCCTTGTGCAGCTGATGTCTGTTGGTAAATTAAAGCTTGAGCTGCCAGCACCTTTTGTTGTGGTGTTAGCGCATTTTTTGTGGTGCTAATGATTCCCAATTCCAAAGCGGCTTGGCGCAATGAAGCATCATCAAGCAAAACTCCGTATTGGCGCAATGGTTCAGCTTCTCCACGCAATGCCGATCCAATGGCGTTGATGGCTTGCTCTGGTGATGTGTTGTTAAATGATGCAAGGTCGGATGATAATTTGACAAAGTCTGTTGAGAAATTGGCCAAATCTTTTCCGCTTAATCCGGCGGACTTTCCAAATGTTGCAAATGTGGCAGCTGCATCCAATGCCTGTTGCTTTGTCTGGCCTAGTGATGAAGCTGCACCATCAGCAAATTTCTCAATGTCTTTGGCTGTTTCACCGAATAAAACATTGACTTTTGAAACAGTCTCACCCAAATCACTTGCAGCCTTGACAGCATCAACGCCAATTTTGACAGCCATTGCACCAGCTGCGGCAGCTGCGGCAGCAAAAGCCAAAGCCGCTTTTTTGCTGAAATCGCCAATTTTGCCGGCAAAACCATCGACATCCTTTGAGCCTACATTGAGGCTCTTTTTGAGTTCATCAACATCAGCAAGGATCGAAAGCTTGAGTGTTCTTGATTGACCGGCCATCACCACTCCTTCAAAATTTTAGTAAATGCATTTTCCCATTGATTGATGATGTATGGCTGCTCGGCACGCAATGTTGGATAGATAAACCATCCTGTTGATCCTCGGCTGTATCTGCCAGACCACACCGGAAATTGCTTGAATTTGTTTGAGCCAAATTCGTAACCGCCCCAAAGCTGTTGAGTTGTGCCGCCACCGCTAAATTTTTGCGATACAAAGCCATAGCTGATCTCACCGACTTTTGATGACTTACTCACACGCGATCCTTGTGCAATGCGTATTGCTGCCTTATTTGGGCGGTTGGCAGCGGCCGATGTGACCTTTGATTGCACATAAGTAGCCAAGCCATTTGAAACGCCTTTGGCCTCAGCAACAGCTTGCTCATCCATGGCTTTAAAAGCGCGGATAATGCCGCGCAAATCACTTTTGTTGTAAGTGATTGGTTCAGTTGCCATCTTTGATCCTCAGTATCTCAAAAGCGGTTAAAATGTCCTCAGCGGTTTGAAACTCTGATCGTGACAATCCTGTGTGGATAGCCAATTCCCAAACAATCCGGTTTATTGATCCGGATTTGTAGCTTTTGGGTTTTCGGTTTCTCCCATGCTAATGTCACTTACAGTCTCACACCAGATTTCAAAAGGCTTGACAGGCTTTCCAGCTGCCTCGCGCTTCATGGCGTGATAAGCCAAAAACATCAAATCAGCAATTCCCAATTTCTCAGAAACTTGCTGAATCGTGTTTCCAGTTTTGTTCTCCCACTTCATCCACTCCGGTGGGAGCGCGGTATAGGTCGCGCTCTCCCCCGTAGCAAATTCGATTGTGATTGGTAGTTTCATGCTCCCGATTTCCTCTCACTAAGCCAATGTAGGTGTTGTTACACAGGTAAATGTCATTGAGACAGTCTGTGCATCTGGTGCTGTGCCTCCAGCTGATGGGAAAATTGGTTGCACAGTAAAGTTGAAAGTTGTGCCGGTTTCAGCTTCTAAGATTACCGCCAAAGGTGTATTTGGATTTGTCTCAGCTGAATTCCAAAGCATTTCGCAAAGCGATGAAGCTACGCCCCAATCGGCAAGCATTTCAACAGCAAAAGATCCTTGCGAATCCGTCGTGTAATACGCCTTGCCATCGAGTGTCTGGTATGTGTTGATCGTTGAATCAACAGTAAGGATTGCAGATGTTGCTTGTGCATCAAAAGTATCCCCATCGATGCTGAAGCTCACATTTCTGCCGGTGATGATTGTTGTGGCCATGTTTTCTCCTATTGGTTGTAGTATGTGGATACTTGGAGATCGGCCGTGAGGTACTTACCGGCACCGACTTCCAAAGGTTGAGGTTGATTTACATTTCCGACTTCATAACCATTTGGCATTGCTGCAATGATTGAAATCATCAATGTTTCGAGATTGTCCAAAGCTGCGGCATTGTTGGCATAAGTGACAACACCAGTCACAGTCAGATTGACCTTGACCTTTGTTGTGTTCTTTCCAATTAAAACGCTTTCCAAATAAGGTGCAGCCGGAATCAAGCAAATTGATGGGCTGGTCATCGTCTCTGGGATGCCGTTGTACACATTGGCGGCAATGGATGAAAGTGAGTTTTTGAGAGGTGTGCGGATCGCTGATTCGATGCTCATTGGCACATCGTTTCAACATCAATAAATGGGCCTAAAAGGCCGATTACTCTATTGGTCAAGCTGCGGCCGAGCACGAATGGTGCCGGCTGAAAATTATCTGACATGATTTGGTTGCCGGGAGCTGTAATGCTCTGGAAAATTTCAACCGCCACAACCAAGATTGCATTTTCAATTGGTGGTGTTGATGCGTACAAAGCCGCTGCCGATCCACCGCTCAATGTTGCTGTTGCCGCTGGAATAAACGGCAATGGATAATCACGATCAGCGGCCGCTGTTGCAGCCGTGAAAGTGTAAGGCTCAATCCGATCATCGGTGACTGTATAAGTCGCGCTGTAAGCTCCGGCCCCGGTAACAACAACAGATTGACCCGGCACAAAGTAATTTGGCCGCATTGTGGTGAAATAAATGACGGAATCACTCACATTGGCAAAAGTCACCGATGATTGGTATTGCGTAAGTAAAGGCAAAATCGTCTGTTCGGCTGAATCAATAAATGAATCAAGCTGTGCATCAGAATACAAAGAAACCGAGACACCAAGAATAGACCTCAGCTGTGAGGCTGTGACAATTGCTGGCATCTCGGTTCCTTTCGTATCAGCGATGTTCGGGAGCGACCATCACCGATGATTGATTGTTAATTAAGCGATGTTGTTAAATTGTGCACCATTTGCAACCTTGGCAGCTAGTGCGCCATAGCCGTAGTAAAGGATGTCAATTGTTCCATCGCTGTTGATGTTGCTGCGTAGCGTAAAGCGTGGAGATTCATACCATGTGTAAGAATCTGGATTGACAACGACCATTGAGGAATCGCCTGAAGCTGTTGTAGTGCCAGCGTTACCAAATGAGCGTGAAACATAAAGGTTCAGACCCGGTGAAACTACACCGCGCAATGAATCTCCGCGAACATTTCCAGCTGCGTTTGATGGTTGTGCTGCATTGTAAAGAGGTGCTCCATTGTCGTTGTATCCCATGATGTTGCCCCATTGTGTTGGAGAAACGATCAATGAGCGAGCAAATCCAAGTGATGAGCCATAAACAGCTGCGGCTGCCTGAGATGTGTATCCAAGGAATCCGGTTGCTGTATTTGCTGCCTGTGCTGTTGTAGTAGTGACCGCCGCTTGCATTGCTGCAAGTGCATACTCATCAGTTTCTTTTGCATACGCAAATTCAAGATTTTGTAACAAGGCAGTTAGGTACTCTGGCCGGCTTCGGTCAATGAGTTCTACTGTGGAAATGGCACGGCCTTTGAATGGCTGTACTGAAACTGACAAAAATGTAGCTGAAAGTGATGATTCTGTGATTGCTGTATTTTCATTGATTGGCAAAACAGTTGGCACAGCGGTGACTTTTGGCAATTCAAAGGTCATACCTTCTGCAACTAAAGTTTCACGACTGATGCCATCGATGCAGCCGCGATCAGCGTTTGCAAGTGCATTGATCACCTGTGTGCTTTGTGGTGTTGGAATCATGCCCGGTGCCGTTGATGTTGTGTTATCAGCTGCCTTGACATACTGGCGTGAATCTTCATCATGCAAAACGCTTGCGCGTAGGTAATGCTCAAGGTAAGAAACCTTGTCCACAATTGGTGAGCGTGGTGCTGTGTAGTAAGCCGGGCGCGATGCCTGTACTGGTGCGGCGACTTCTGGAGCTGCTACCGGTTCAACGGCAGGAGCGGTGACTTGTTCGGTAGTGTTTTCCACTTTGTCTCCTTCATTTGGGTTTGTTGTATCTGATACTTCGTGAGTTTCAGAATCCTCTGATGCGGCTACTTCTGAGACACGAGCTGATCGCACAGCCGGCTCTGTAACCAATGCAACGGCTGTGAGCTGGCCATTGATGACCTTCATTGTGCCGTCTTTTTGCATTTCGTAATTGTCCACAGCCAATTCGATTGAAAATCCATCGCGTAGGCCTTCCATCGCTTCTGTCAATGCATCTGTTCCAGCTGTGGTGTTAGCGATTTTAAATGTAGCTGTCATTTCCTTATCGTTCACGCTCATGGCGATGCTTTTTCCAATCCTGCGTGTGTTGTCATGCTCAAGGTTCAAAAAAACATCTTGTGGCTGGATTGATCCACGAGCAAAAACAACCTTGCCGGTTGATGCATTTGCGTGCTCATTAAAAGCAACGATGCGACCGCTGATTGTGCGTTCATTTGAATCAGCTGCCGTGATCTGCATTGGTGTTGTCAGCTTCATTGGATCATGTCCTCCATTTGTCTAATTTCATCGGTGGTGATCGCTCCGATTTCGTACAAAATCTTGTAAATCTCTGCACGCTCTTTTTCTGATCCGCGCAAATACGCCTTGAGATCAAATTCCACGCGCTGTGTTGATGGCGTGAAATCCGGCATTGATAGACGGCTGGTGATGCTGTTCATCAGCGGCAGCAATGAGAAATCCAACAAAGTTTGACGCGCCGTTTGGGCGTTTTGATAGGTCATGGATGATCCAGTCGGCGCATCAATAAAGTAAGCCGGAATACCCACGGCGCGTGCTAGTTCGGTGGCAATGATTTCGCGTGCAGCGTTCAATCCAATTTGCTCTGGTGAAAATCCAACTGTTGTCAATTCAACATCAGCATTGAGAAACGCTGTGCCGCGATTTCTGCGAGCTGTACCCCATGCATCAAGCAATTTTGCAATTCGATCAGCTGGCAATGCTGTTCCATTTGATTTTAAAACCATCGATGGCACAGGCTCTTTTGCGTACATTGCAGCTGCTCTTTCAAGCTCTGCACCAGCGCGGATTGTGCGACCAGCGCGATTCAATAATCCTTCATCGTTGCCATAAAACACAACAAGTGATCCAACACCAGTCATTGGCACACGAGTTCCATCGACTGTGTAATACTCAATCTGTGTTCCAATTGAATTTAGGAAAACACCAACGCGATTTGGAGCAACGCGCCACATTTGGCGCACGCGGCCTGTATCAGCAAAAAGATCGATGATCTGAAAATACGAGAATCCTGTGAATAGTAAATCCTCGCACGCCCACACCCATGATGCGGCTCCTGGTACTCGCTTATCCGGATCGGAAATCACAACAGGTTGATCAACAATCTGGCCTGTTGTTTTATCGCGTGTAATCATCGGAATTGTCGCGATCGAATTGCAAATCATGTTGCGTGCACGAGCTATCGCCGGCACACTCATTGCTTCCTCGCGGCTTGCAATGTAATCAGCTCCACCAAATGGGAAAAATGCATCCAGCGTTGGAGCTGGCCCAATTTGTGCAGCTACATCAGCACCGCGCTGAATCGCGACAGTTTCAATGGTGCGCTTTCGATCGAATAATCCCATGAGAGGATTTTCTCAAAATGTCAAGCATCAACCCACTAAAATGTCGATTTCGGTTTCTGGGCGTGTCGCAAAGTGTGTTACGAGCGCGGCTGCTACGGCAGCACAAACAGCTGTGCCGCTGGCACGCCTTCCGATAACCCATCCACCATCACCACGGCGCAATTGCACAGCTGAAAGGATTTGTTCTGTTAGCGATGATTGGTTTCTATGTTTTAGACGCCCAGAATTGATCGCACCCAAAAGCTCATCACAAGCTTGAGGATAATCGCTGTCCATGTCATGGATTGGGATACCGGCCGGTTGCATACGCGCTGCAACAGCTCCGGATGTGCGGCGGCTGTACAACAAATACTCAATTGGGTATTTGCGGCAATACGATGCAGCATCGTTAGCAATTGCCCGATCATCAAGCTGGATTGTGTTTTCCCATGTATGCAACAGCTTCACGACAAATGACTCCGAGCCAAGCTTTTGGGCTCCGACCAATGCCGCGTGTTTTCTGTCTGGTGAAATGTCAATGGCCATCCATGTGAGCTTGTCCTCATCGAGATCAATCGACTCATCGCCACACTCTTGCCACTCTTTGGCACCCACAACGCTGGAGATTGTCTGAACCCATCGATTCAAAACCTCTGTCATTACAACATCGGGAGGATCATTGAAAACCGCTCGGATGTTATCCGGATGGATTGTGATGCCAAGGCCGGGATTGGCAAAAGCTGCATTTTCGAGCGAAATCTCATCGGTTGGAGCTGACCACTCAAAATAGCCCACATCATCGGATGCGCCACTAGCTGCGGCCAATCCTCTTTCACGCAAAAGATTCAAAACGACCGAGTGAGAATCACCAGCTGAGGAAAAGCAATTAACCTGTGGATTTTTAGCCGCCATCAAGGTATAGCGCATAGCTGCAAAAGTTTCCATGTCATGGAGCTCGCGGATTTCATCCATGTGAATTGTCTCCGGCTTGCTCAATCCTCTCGCTGCCGATCCTCCAGCTTTGATGATGAATCGATTGCCGGTGATTGTCTGAATTTCCTCGGCACCATGTTGCCAGCGGATGCGCTTTACCTGATTGGCCAAATCTGCATTTTCCTCAATGATCTGCACAATCGCCCGAAATTGCTCAAGCGATGTGACCAATCTGTGAGCTGTGGAAACTTGGAGCGACTCATCCCAATGAAACAAGCCCATGAGGATTCTGGCCATCATGTAGGTACTTTTGCCATTTTGTCTGGCAACAGTCGCAACCGAAATGGGATGGTGATACCTCCCATCCGGTTTCATCTTGAGCGAGTGTTCGGCCAACCACTTTTGCCACGGCATAAAGCCATCGGGAAAGATTTGATCAGCGAAATCGATCAATTCAAAGCCGCGTGATGGCAAATCATTGAGCGGTGAGTGGATTCGTGGAGCTGTTACCGGCGAAAAAACCGATGTAAGCCGATCTGAGACGATTTCAGCCGATGGTGTATCAATCATGACTTGAACCAGCCTGATCATGACTTATCGAGCTGTTTTGGGGTATAAACAGGCCAT